TCGGTGTGAGTCCACTCCTAGAAGTGAATAGTAGCAACGTGGGACACTTGGTGTACACCAATCTCAGACACGGGTCGGAGATTAAGATGTTAATGAATGCTTTTACTGAGTTTACCGTAGGGAATATTAGTAATGTGAATAGGTATCATTACTCAGGTGAAACCACCGTGGCCGCTGGTAACATCGCACTCATGACCTTCTCTAATTTACATGGGAGTATCTACGCGGATCTGAAGATTAGTTATGGGTCGAGTATTTTTACATTTTCAGCTACGGGTGGTACTGTGACTACGTATACTGACGCTGGTACCACGTATAAGGTGCATACGTTCACGAGTTCAGGGGACTTTGAGGTGACAGATGGTGGTTCAGTGGATTATTTGATTGTTGCTGGTGGTGGTGGTGCCGGGCGTGACCAGGCGGGTGGGGGTGGCGCCGGTGGTTTAATATTTGAACCCGGTCAAACAATTACAGCGGGAAGCTATACAGTCACTATAGGAGCGGGTGGAGCCAGTGCGATTGATTCTGCAAGTGCACCTTCCAGTGGTGAAGATACAACATTCTTGGGTTTGACCGCTTTAGGTGGGGGACCCGGTTCATACGGAAACACAAATAGTATAAGTAAAGACGGTGGTTCCGGTGGTGGCGGTGACGGTGAAGGCCGTAACCCTTCAGGGGGGACTGGATTACAATTTTCATCTACAGATGGCGGTTATGGAAATGATGGAGGTGATGGAGCTAATCCCGGCGCTGCTGGTGGTGGTGGTGGTGCGGGTAGTGCTGGATCCAATGCAAACGGTTCTAACGGAGGCGCTGGTGGTGATGGTTTGAAAGAGGTTACAGTTTCTGGGACCATATATAATTTTGCTACTATATTTGGAACTAACTATGGTGAATTAATTTCTGGTGAAGCATGGTTCGCTGGTGGTGGCGGTGGCGCTGATGACCCCGGAAATGTATCCGCAAGTGGTGGAAAAGGTGGTGGTGGTGATGCCACGACATCGAGTACGGATCCGGCCGGTGAAGATGGTGCTATTAACACCGGTGGTGGTGGAGGTGGTTCATGGAGCTCTGGATTATCTGGTGGTTCAGGAGGTTCCGGTATCGTCATCATCCGTTATGCTATTTAAAAAATTCTACACTTAAAATAGAAAATGGTACACTTCGCAGAAATCGATGTCAACAACAAGGTCCTCCGTATCATCGTGTGTGAACATAAGGAATGGTGTGAATCCCGTCTGGGTGGTACGTGGGTCCGCACCTACTACAGCACTCCCGGTAAGAACTTTGCTGGTAAGGGGTACATATACTACCCAGAGGCGGAGAACTTCTCAGCGCCTCAGCCGTACCCTTCGTGGATTTTAAACACCGAAACCTACCGATGGGAAGCCCCCGTGCCTCGACCCGAAGATGGTCAGAGGTACAAATGGGACGAAGAGACGACCTCATGGGCGATACAATAACTCAAAATATAAAATTAACGAATACGGAAACATTTACATGAATGCGATCGGGTTTTCGTAATTTAAAAAAATAAAACCTTACTATAATATAAAACATGTCTGGAGGTATTGCTCAACTCGTTGCTATAGGTGCACAAGACGCGCACCTCGTCGGTCAACCCGAAGTTTCCTTCTTTAGATCTAACTATAAACGTCACACGAATTTCGCCCAAACTGTTGAAAGACAGGTTATCCAGGGCAACCCAGCCAAGGGTGGTATGTCCACCGTTCGTTTCGAAAGAAAAGGCGACATGCTCGGATACGTCTACATTGCTAACAGAGCCGGCAATGCTGATGATTGGTCTACACAAGTAAACAAAGTTGAACTCTTGATTGGTGGTCAAGTCATTGACGAACATGATTACACATTTTCTACGATTCTCGCACCAACCGTTATGAACCAAACGTACTCTAGACATACTTACGATAGTGAAACTTTCTACCCACTCAGATTTTCGTTTTGTGAAAACGCACAATCGGCTTTGCCATTAATTGCACTTCAGTACCACGACGTCGAACTGAGAATTACGTGGGCCGAACATGCAGCTTTGAAAACTGACCTTGAAGTCTACGCTCAGTTCATCCACCTCGACACCGACGAACGCACCGCTTTGTCTTCCACACCACAAAACATGCTTGTTACCCAAACACAAAAAGCTATCGCCTCGGCTTCTAAAATCCAGGAACTCAACTTCAATCACCCAATAAAATATTTGGTTGCTATAAATGGTATGTCCGCTGCCGATAAATTGAAGCTTCAAATTAACGGTACGGATGTTAGTGATGCGAAGACAGTTATCCCACACTTTACTTCCGCCCCAATCTATTACCATACATCAGTCGGTAGCTGTACTAACAATAACATTACACTGGTTCCATTCTGTCTCGATACGTCTAAACTCCAACCAACCGGGTCCCTCAACTTCAGTAGACTTGATTCCGCGAGACTTGTTTCCGATAATACATCGTTTACTAATACCATCTACGCCGTCAACTACAACATCCTTCGCATCGAAAACGGTATGGGTGGTTTGATGTATTCCAACTAAGCAATTTAATTTAGCCACTTATTATAAATGTTTTGGCAACTCATTTTTTTAGCAGCTTTCGTTTTTATAATAACGTACGATCCAAAATCAGGTACTTTGAATCACCTCGTCGACTCTAAACAACAACCCGCCCATAATGCGGAGTGTAAAGAGGGGCATTACCAGGAGATTCAATTTGCTCAACACGGATACGAGTGTCCCCAAGAAAACCGTGTTCATATGGGTGCGATTATATGAACTTAAAAACATGGTCACTCTTTTTAGTATAAAATGTTTACCTTCGATAGAGAGACCGCAATAATTGTCGCCATCATAGTGTGTATAGCCGCATCTGCATACATGTATAAAGAACTCAAAAGTACAAAACAAGATCTCGAAGACGTTAAAGGGTTTAACGGGAAACTCGTTTCTTTTTTGTCCAGTCCACCACCATCACCACCAAAAAAAGTGTTTTCAGAATCAACCCAAGTTGAAACTCAAAAAGAAGAAATTCAAGATAGCGAAGAAGAATCCTCAGAATAATCATCTCGCTCAATTATAACTTGCTAATGAGCAATGAAGAAATACAAGGCAATAGCTATTCCTGTAACGTTTACGGGTGATAAACCCAAGTTTCTCACTGTCCGGGATCGACGCTTCAAAGATTGGATATTCGTCACCGGAGGGTGCAGGCGAAGAGAAATACCCAACCCTCTGAGGACCGCTCTAAGAGAACTCGAAGAAGAAACCAGGGGGGTTGTTTCTCTCAAAAAAGGCGAATATACAAGCTACAAGTTTACGGTAAAAGAAAGTCCAGGCGTTGAGTTAGAATATAACGTGTTCGTGTTTTTCGTAAATTATACTTTACAAGAACAAAACGAACTCATACGGAAATTCAACGAAGAAAAACAGAAAACAAATTTAAAAAAGGCACAGAAACAACCCATCAAGAGAACACACGATGAAAACGATTTCATGACTTTTGAAACGCTCACGGAGTTTAACACGAAAAAACAGTGGGACCGTATAGTAAAAAACATACTAAACAACCCCGAATTCTACGCGTGTGTAACTTCCGTCGATAGAAAAACCTTCTCTATAAAATAAATAATGAAGTCGAAAGCTTACATTCTTCACCAGATAAAAGAACTTCTAGTAGATAGACACGGGTACACACGCGCTAAAGCAGAAAGGTACGCGGAACTACACAAGGAAGATAAAGTTTATGAACTTCTCGTGTTAAAAAAGTCTTTATCTGAACAGGAAGAGTACCCGGAAGTGTCCTATAGAAGATCTATATGGCACCATGAGTACGAAGACGACTAATATAAAAAAATAAATCTAATAATTGGTAAGTATGTTTAAACAATGGTGTAGAGAACAGGGATTCTCTAACGGATCCAATTTATCACATGTGCTCATGGACGGTGGTGTCCTTTCCGTGCCATTTGATAGATTGAACGAATTTTACGAAAAGTACGTAGATGCATATAACTCCGGCGAAAAGATATTCGTTGTCGAACAAAAAACCGAAAACTATAACTTTTTCGTCGATCTCGACTATAAAGACGAAGACGAAATGACGTTTGGTGAAGTGGAAAGTGTGTGTAAAGTCATATGCGATAAGGTTAAAAAGTTTGGCGGTAAAGAAGCACTCGTTTCCGTAGCCGCACCAAAACCCGCAGGACACCTCATAAAAACGGGTATACACATTAATTGGCCAGGTTTTGTTGTTAATAGACCATCGGCTATAGCCCTAAGACAACATATCATTAACACACTTAACTTAGTGTATGGTTCAAAACAGTGGGACGATATAGTCGATGCTTCCGTATACGGAAGTTCAGAAAGAAAAACGAAAGGAAGCGGGTTTCGCATGCCATGGTCACATAAAAAAGGGAAACACGAAGCGTGTTCCGGACAAGGGTGTACCTTGTGTAACGACACTGGTAAAGAAGTTCAGGGTGAATACAGACCCATTTTTATTTACAGGTGCGGACCTTTTAGCATGTTAGAAGCGATAGAAGGACATGTCGCAAATACTAAAATCATGCACATGGCTACACTCAGAACACAATGTAGCGTTCCGGTGATCGTAGAAGGTTCAAAAATAAAAAAGGAAGGTGAATTTACAGCGAATGAAATAAAAAACGAGTTCAAAGATCAAGAAGTCATTTCAAACTTAGAACAGTTCATAAGAAAACACCTCGAAGGTCAAGGTATGGCTAAAATCACTAAAATTTACGAACACGAAGGTAGGTTTCTCGTTTCAACAACATCACACTATTGCGAAAACCTTAAACGTTCACATAACTCAAATCACGTATGGTTTAGTGTTTCTAATGGTAAAATATCACAAAAGTGTTTTTGTAACTGCGAAACCATGAAGGGTAGATTTTATGGGTTCTGTAAAGATTTTACAGGAAGACGCCACGAACTCCCACCGTCCATACTAAACAAACTCTACAAAGACGGTAAAATCGATAAATTCCTAGAGAAAAAACCAAAAAAGAAAGAGGTCAAAGTTAAACATCAAGATACAGAAGAAGTTAAACATTTGCTTAGTTCCTTTATAAAAAAACACGTCGTAAAGGGAAAAGACGTTCCTGTTACGAAAATAGAAAAGAAAAAACCAAACCTCTTTTCAGTATCTACATCGTATACGTGCGAAGAGTGTCACTCACAAAACATTCAGTTTCAAATTCTAAAAGGAAAACTCGAACAAAAGTGTAAGTGTAGAACGCGCATACATGTGCTTACAGATAAAATAATAACTAAATTATAGAACAACAACATGTTACCTGTTGTCTTTTTAGCGTTTGTAATATACATTACGTCTTCTTTAATTAAACCAAAAAACAATACAGAACAGATTAACTCGCTCATAAAAGAGTCACTAAAGTATTCGGGTATAAACAAAGTCGCTTATAAAGACTTTTTAGCCAACATTAACATGGCTTTAGAGTATAATAAACACGTAGATCATTCCAAAAAGTTTTTACACAGGGCAATAAACAATCTCGATGAAATAAGTCTTAGTAGCGTTTCCGGTGATATGGGAGTACAGGAAGAAATAGATACATTAACTGTTAAATTACTCGCTTATTTTAACGAATTACACGTTAGAAATGAAATACAACGTGTAAAATACTTAAAAGAAATGTCTCATTATAATTTATAATGACAGTACGAACGCGTTCGGGTCGAGTTTCTAAAGTACCAGAAAGATTAGAGTTATTCGAAGAAATCGAAGACGATTACAGAGAAGACGAATACGATTCCGACGTAGATATTCTCGAAACGGATGACGAAGATTTCTTAGAAGAAGATAGTGACGAAGATGAAGAAGATTACTCGGATTCGGATGCAGACGAAAACGGGAACTTGAAAGATTTTGTCGTCGACGATGACGACGAAGATGAAGATTATTCTGAAGACGAAGAAGACGAAGAAAGTGAATACTCAGATGAGTAATAATGAGCTTAAAAAAATAGAATTATCTTTATATAATGGAAGCCGAAGTTGGTACGCCCATAGAGTATAACCCTACAGAATTCGATAACGCACAAAAAGAAAACGACGATATTGATGATCGGGGACGTAACGAGGAAGACGAGTATTACGTTCCACATCAAAATTATTATCAACAACCATTACCACCTTTACAAACACAACAATCAAACGATATATTTTCAAATTTAGATAAAACGGGGTACATTATTATTTTTGTTGCCTTTTTACTCGGTTTTTTCATGGGTAAAACCATGCAACCCGTCATTCTCAGACCTGGATAGATTTACCTTGTATCCATAAATGTTCCGAAGGTGTTTGTTGACCTTCAAAACTACCAATAGGTCCGTAAACAGGTTCGGTAAAGTATGCTCGACTCACTATGAGTGGGTCTTTCATAATGTCCGTAGCAACATCAGATGCAGTAACATCCTCGCTTACTTTATTTTTTTGATCTCTATACAATCTCAAAAATAAGCTAATCGAAAAAAGTACAATAAGAATGGTGATTATGTTCAATATAATACTCAACATACTTACATTTATATAACAAATTTATTTTTTACGGTTTCGACGTGACTTCCTCTTCGCCATCGTCCTTAGATTCTGTAATTTCAGCCTCCTCAGGCTTAGCTTCTTCTTCAGCTTTCGCCTTCTCGGCATCAAACTTTTCCATCGCCTCTACTGAATTAAACCCTCTCTCGTTAGCCTCTTTTTCTAATGCAGCTTTAGCATCCGCCTCGCGTTTCGCGCGAACTTCCTCCATCTCCTTAGCAACAATTGCATCAGCCTCCTTAACGAGTTCTTCCATTGGCGCATCCGGCTTTTCCTTTTGGAGACGTTCGAGAACTTCGGCTGGGTGACTAATCGGTGGTTCATCCGGTTTCGTATAATACTTCGAGTTTTCATCACCCGGTTTAAACATATTCGAACTTCCTATCATATCACGTTTTCGTTCCGCAAACAACTTTGCCGCCATAGCTTGATTTTCCTTGTATCCCGTCATGAGTTCCTCGAGCTTTTCGTTCGTATAGTGAACGTCCTCGATCTTCGCCGGATCGGGTGGAATTAACAACCACTTATACATATCGACGACATAAATGTCAAAAGTAGAGTCTTCTTTTTGAAGGCGTTTCGCGTGCGAAGCCGCTTCTTCGCGACTTGCAAATGCACCTCTAATCTTGATGCCAAACTTATCGTTTTTTTGTGGTGCTTCTGGACCAACGACAGAAAGGCACGCGTAAAGTTGACCGGGTACGGTAGTATAATCTTGTTCGAGAGACATTATTATATACAACACAAGCTTAAAAACTTTAAGCCTTTTATTTTAAATAGTATAATGCACGAGTTTTGGAATAAACAACCCGTTCCTCAAGATAAAGTTGTTTTTGAAAAAGATGGTGAAATAGATTCATCGAGAGAACTTAGGTACGAAAAAAACCCGTTACCCGAAGGGTACGAATGGAGTTCGTGTACCGTAGAAGAACTTTGTGAATTTCTAAAAGAAAACTATATTCGCGACGATTTTTTCGAGTTTCACTATTCGAAAGAACTTGTAAAATGGGCAATACAACCACCAGGGTACCGGGACGAATGGAATCTCGCTATCCGTAAAAAGAACGATAAAAAACTCGTATCGTTTATGTCGGGTATACCTTTACGCGTTCGCGCGAATGAAAAAACGTTAAAAATGCTCCAAATAAATTTTTTGTGCGTTTCCGAACAACTTAGGGATTCCAAGTTTACACCCATACTCATAGGCGAACTCAAAAGGCGTATGAATTTACAAGACATTTGGCAAGCCGTATATACAGTCGTAAAAAGGTTACCTACACCCATTGCTAAAGTCAAGTATTGGCACAGACTCATAAACGTCAAAAAGTTAAATCGCGTAGGGTTTTCTAACGCGCGAGAACAGGCTTACCGTATTTTAGGTACTTCACAGTTTAGGGAAATGACTGAAAGTGATATACCCCGCGTTACAAAAATGTTACGCGAACATTTGAAACAGTTTAAACTTTCACTAGATATAGACGAATCATACGTCAAACACTGGATTCTACCTCGTAAAGATACCGTGTATACGTACCTAAACGACGAAAAAGATCAATTCGCCACGTTTTATAGTTTGGATTACATACATAAACCAAGTGGTGAAACCATAAAACAGGCGTACACATTCTATAACGTTGGTAACTGTTTAAAAGATGCCATAATTATGGCACGTAACCGTGGGTTTGACGTATATAATTGTGTAAACGTAGGCGTAGACGACGAAGAACTCCGCGAACATAAGTTCATGGAAGGTACGGGACACAATCACTATTACCTCTGGAACTGGAAAATATGTGAAGAAATTAAACCTAAGAATATTGGATTTGTCATAATTTAATATACATAATGAAACAAAACGGTAAAGGTGGTGAAAAAACGAACAAGTGGGGTAAAGTCTTCGAGAATGAAACGTCTGATTTTGACGATGGTGAAATTATTTCAATAAATGGATACGACTACGTATATATAGACCAAAATAATTCAATTGCCTATCTCGAACAATTCAAGGGGGAAAAGGAGTACGTTAAAAAATTAAAACCCGACGGTATGTTTCGACGTTTGTGTGATAATTACGTACACATTATTGAAAAGAAACACCAACTTGGTCCCGGTACTACCGACGAAAAGATTGGTTTGGGGTCACATAAACTGAAACAGTACTCGAAGAGGTACCCAAACGCAGACTTCCGTTTTTCTTACATTTTAAACGAATGTTTTTGGAACTCTTCGAGATATGAAGACACGTACGAGATCATGTCCGAAGAAGGTATTGGATTTTTTTTCGTGAGAGGTGAGAATGCATCTATGCGTAAGACAACACTCACGAACAACGCTAAGAAAAAAGTTGTTTATTTTCCGGCTAAATACAAGGTTGAATGGGAACCTATTTTTGAACATATCCATGTACGAGCACCTCCGTTGTTTTAGACGATGGGTCTTTACTATGTATCGCTCGTCTCGCGAGAACATCTTTTACCTCGTACCCTTCGAAACTACTCGTTACGAGATCGACTTTCGCATTTGATAACACAAAATCAGTTTTAGAACGTTTTAATAAATTAAACAAATCTCTATGATCGCTTAAATTAAACCCGTCTTTCGTATACCCTACAAAACTCGTAACACTTTCCGGTGCATATGGTGGGTCAGCATATATAAAATCACCCTCGTTTACGGTTTGTGTAAATGCGACTCTAAAATCACACCATTTAAAAACCACATTTTTTATAAGGTCTTGTATTTTTACTAACTCGTCTAAAGATATTACTAAAGGTGTCGTTTTATAGTGTCCATAGGGTACGTTAAACCCGTTAGGACCTTCCCTATACACACCTCTAAAACACGTTTTGTTTAGAAAAATTAGTGTTGCCGCGTGTGTAGGTGTAGTAGGTATCAATTCATTGTACTTTTTACGTACCCAATAGTAGTAACTTTCCTTCGATGTTAAACCTTCCTCTTCAGTTTCCGGTTTACGATTTACTTCCGTACCGGTTCGAGTATCGTACGTGGTAAAGAGTTCAAGTAAATGTTCGTGTACTTCCTCGGGGTTCGTTTGAATTTGTCTATACATGTTAATAAGTTTTTGGTTTTTATCGTACGCATACACTTTACCTTTTACCGTAATATCTTTACTCTCAAGTAAACCAAAAAGAACACTCCCACCACCCACGAATAGTTCGTGGTAGTTTTCTATTTCTCTAGGGAACGATTCGAGGACGGTATCAAGAATCTGTGTTTTACCACCGACCCATTTAATGATAGGTTTCATTTGTAGTATTTACTATTCTTCTTTTTAACCTAAGTTAAACTTTTAAAGACATTTTAAAAGTAAAATAAAAACAAAAACAAAAATATGAAATTATTATCGTGGAATTGTCATGGTAGTCTTCCTGATGAATATACTAGTTTACAAGATTGTACATTTGTTAAATGTATGAAACATATAAGAAATGATGATGTAGATATTATATGTACAAATATGCCACAATCCCCGGGCAAAAATAAAAAACAACGCGAGGAATTTTATTCATATATGGAAAATTTAAATAACGATGGTTTCTTTTCTACTATAGACGTTTATAAAAGACATAATGTAAAATTAAAAGAAAATTTACCTATGTTAACATTTTTTTCTAAAAGGTTGAAAGGTAGGGTTGAACGCGTTGATTTATTTGATAAATTCGAAATTGAATACGATTATACAAATGAAAGACATAAAGCATTGAAGTATATAGACGTTCATTTTATTAATGACAAAAGAGGTGGATTTTATCTTATTAATACTTATGTTAGACCAAAGTTTTGGAATCGTATTATGGATGATATATGTATGTATTTAGAGTCATTTATTATTGACTACCCTTACGTAATTTGTGGTGATTTCAATGCCAGTGTTGATGAAACAGACATATTCGAAGGTGACGCGGCAATTTTTAATGATACAATGAACGACCAAGGTGAATATATGGAAGATTTTATTTTTACATATGACTTAAACGATAACGGTAAGAATGCGGGTTATACTAATTTAAATGCTAAAACTGGTAAACGTACACGCATTGATTATATCTTATCTTCTGGATGTTCCGATAATGCTATTGAAGGTAAAGTTAAAACACTTTCTGATTCGGGTGTATTTTCAGAAAGAGGACACCCTCATGTTCCTCTTATGTTTTACGATATGGAAAGAGTCAGAGATGACAGTGGTAATTGAGTATGGGAGAATATGTATTACGATATTACAAATCATACAGAAGAAATCAAAAATTCTCAGTCTATTCAAGTAAAATAATTTAAACCTTAGTAATTCCATTTAAAAAAGAAAACCATTATAAATAAATGGAGGAGATACGCAAGTACCATAACGAGGCCAAGCGTCTCCTCATCCAATCGGCTACCCGCGAAGGCGACAGTATTTTGGATGTAGGATGTGGATTCGGTGGTGATCTCCAGAAGTGGCGACACGCGGGAGCTAATATAAGCATGTGCGAACCGAACCCAGATTCACTCAAGGAGGCTAAGTCGCGTGCCAAGAACATGAAAATACGTGTCAACTTTTACGAAGGTGACATATTCGCGTGTCCCCAAAGAAAATACGATGTCGTGTGTTATAACTTTGCGTTACACTATATATTTGAAACGAAACAGTTATTCGAAACGTCAATATTAGCCATAAAGAACAGAATTAAACCCGGGGGTCGATTCATAGGAATCGTACCGAATTCCGATAAAATTATCATGAACACACCCGTAAGAGACGATCTCGGGAACTACTTTTTAACGAAAGAAACGAGTTCGGGTAACTTTGGGGAAAAGTTATACGTCCACTTAGCCGATACGCCGTATTACGCCGATGGACCTAAGGTCGAGCCCATTGCACACAAAGACATGTTATTTACACGTATGGAAGATTTGGGGTTTACTTTAACATTATGGGAAGATCTTAAAGGAAACCCGGTTTCGGATTTGTATAGTAAGTTTTGTTTCGTGTTTAAAAAGTAATCAGACTTTTTCATGGGTCCATAAATTTACCGTGTACCTCACAGTACCATTTAATAATTCGTTGGTATAATGCGGGTGTGTCCAATAAGGCGGAAATGCAATCGCTTGCCCTTTTTTTAATTTAATACTTCTTCCGTGTTCGGGAAAACACAATTCACCACCTTGATAATCCCCATTTAGAGCTACGATAATGCTCATATTTCTCAATTCCGATGCGGGACATTTTCCATCCTTATCGATTTGTTTACCGAGTACTACACCGTCTTTGTGTAATCGCGTCGCACCTGTAATTTTACGCAAGGTTGGTGTCGTGAACCCACCCATCTCTATGTCATATGTTTCTTTAAAGTTTTTACACAGTTTAAGTATCCTTTCAAACATAAGGTCGGTCACTTTTTTCTTATCATCTGGATCCGATAATTCTACTATATTGACACTATCGGCTACAACGTTTGCCCGTGGTCCATATTTCTCACGCCCTTTAACTGCATATGTGTTTGTTATATTTATGAAATACTTGCATTCCTCTTCAGTAAGAACATCATCGAATAGAAATATACCATCTTTTGGATATTTCGATTCCATTAAAGTAATATTGATTATTTTTTTTATATATGTTTATGGGAAGATCTTAAAGGAAACCCGGTTTCGGATCTGTATAGTAAGTTTTGTTTCGTGTTTAGGAAATGATTAGTTTCTATTAGTACGTCTACTTTGAGCGGCATTACCCGCCTTTTTTCTTATCGTGTTTGGTGTGTTTGGCGTGTTTGGCGTGTTTGGCGTGTTTGGTGT